GAGCCGCGAGAATAAAATCGACGGCGCAGTCGCGGCGCTAATGGCCTTTTTGAAACTGTATTCGCCTGCCGACGGTGAAACCGCATCACCCGAGATTTACATTCTATGAAGCAAACAATTATCGACGGCGTTGGTGTCGCAGGCATCGTGCTTATATCTTATGGATCATGGTTAATTTACAAGCCCGCCGGCTTTGTTGTTGGTGGCCTGCTGCTAATGGGCGTTGCTGTTATTGCTAGCCGTGTGCCTCTCGCCTGATGATTTTTGACAGGTTCCAAAAAAGCGCAACCATTACTACCTCTGCGCAACTGGCAGAAGCGCTGTCCGTTGGCTACCAGTCCAGTGCTGGCGTTGCAGTTACCCCGGCAGAGGCCGCCCGTTTTGCGCCCGTCTACAGCTGCATAAAAGTGCTGGCTGAATCGGTTGGCATGTTGCCCTTTCACCTGTTTGAACAGGTCGGAACATCACGCGAAAAAGCCCGCAATCATCGCCTGTTTAGCCTTTTAAATACCGCGCCAAACGACTACATGACCAGTCAGGAATGGCGCGAAACAATGGTCGCCCACCTCTGTTTAAGGGGTAATCATTATTCATGGATAAACCGCGTGCGTGGACAGGTGCGCGAACTGCTGCCATTAAATCCTGATTCTGTCAGGGCGAAAACAAACACAGACTGGACGGTTTCCTACGAAGTTACATTCCCCGACGGCAGGCAAGAAATACTACCCGCAGCCGACATTTTTCATGTCCGCCTTATGTCCACAGACGGCATCACCGGTATGAGCCCTATAGCACAGGCCCGCGACAGCATTGGCCTGGGCATCGCGGCGCAGCGCTTTGGTTCGCGCCTGTTTAAAAACGGCACACGCCCTAGCGGCATATTAAGTACCGAGGCTAAGTTAAACCAGGAACAAATGGAACTAATGTCCGCCTCGTGGAAAGAGGCCAACAGCGGCGAAGAAGAACTGCGCACCGCCATTTTAGGTGGTGGATTAAAGTGGACAGCAATATCAATATCACCAGAAGACGCCCAGTTTTTAGAAACCCGCAAATACCAGCGCAGCGAAGTTGCCGGTCTTTTCAGAGTGCCTGCGCACATGATTAACGACATGGAGAAAGCCACTTTCTCCAATATCGAACACCAGGACATCGCCTTTGTTGTCCACACACTCACGCCCTGGCTGACCCGCATAGAACAGCGCGTTTCAGTCAGTCTGTTGACTGTAGAAGAGCGTAAAAAATACTTTTCCAAATTTAATGTTAATGCCTTGCTGCGCGGCGACATGAAGTCGCGCAGTGAATACATGTGGAAGCGCTTCCAAATGGGCTCGCTGTCGCCCAACGACATTCGTGAATTTGAAGATGAAAATCCTATTGATAATGGCGACACCTACTGGGTGCCCGCGAACATGATAGACCCCGACAAATCAACCGAAATGCAGCAAACCGGCGGCGACTCGTGATTAAGGTCGTCGTTGGTCCGCCCTGTGGTGGTAAATCCACCTATTTGGACGAATGGGCGGCGGCCGATGAAGTGCGTATTGATTTTGACACGCTCGCCGTTGCGCTGGGGTCGTCAACACCCCACGGCAGCTATGGTGATGTGCGCGAAACAACTCACGCCGCCCGCGCTGCCTCAGTAAGCGCAGTGCTTGCCTGGGGTGCCGATGGTAATGCGTGGATCGTTCACGCAAACCCCAACGCGTTTCAAGTTGAAGAGTATGAAGCCAAAGGCGTGCAGTTTTACCTGTTAAATCCTGGGCTTGATGAATGCCTGGCAAGGGCGGAGGCCGACGAAAGGCCAGAAGACACCGCCGATTTAATCCGTAATTGGTACGACAGCCCGCCCACGTTGCCAGCAACGACAGAGACCGTATCTGTGCGCAATAAATTAAAAGGTATGCCTATGCTAAAGCAAAAACTACACGCGCCCCTGCGCATAAAATCAGTGTCTGAAACCGGCGAATTCTCAGGCTACGGCTCGGTGTTCAACACCGAAGACAGCTACGGTGACGTAGTGGTAAAAGGCGCGTTCACTGAATCACTGCAAGACTGGGCGGCAAAAGGTCGCATGCCATCCCTGCTTTGGCAGCACGACGTTAGCGAGCCTATCGGCGTCTACACGCGTATGGAAGAAGACGACGAAGGGCTTTATGTTGAAGGCCGCCTGTTAGTCGACGACGACCCCCTGGCAAAACGCGCCCATGCCCACTTAAAAGCGGGCAGCCTTTCCGGTATGTCAATCGGCTACAGCCTGCCGCCCGAAGGGTGGTCCCATGACAAAGAAAAAGACATCTACGTTTTATCAAAAATAAACCTGTGGGAAGTTTCCCTGGTCACATTCCCCGCCAATGACGAGGCCAGAGTATCGCAAGTCAAATCAATACTCTCCCACGGCCAAACCCCAAACATTCGACAAGTCGAGCACTGCCTACGCGACGTAGGTTTCAGCGCTCGGCAAGCCAAAGCATTTATCGCCGATGGCTACAGCGGCATAAACCTTCGTGACGAAGGTCAAGACGCGGAGTTAATTAAAACCATTAGCGCACTAACTCAATCAATGAGAAATTAATTATGAAAGAATTAAAAGACACAATTAACGAGCTCGCCTCGGTATTCCACGAATTCAAAAAAACCAACGACAGCCGCTTGCAAGCCATAGAAGAAGGCGGCGCGGTAGGTGATTTTGAAGGTAAGCTCGACGTTATTAACGAAAAAATGTCTGAATTAACAGACGTTAAAACCAAGCTCGAAGCGCTTGAGACCAAAGCCAACCGCATCGCCGGTGGTGGCCAGGCCAACGCCGAGCGCGCCGCCGATATTGCCGCCCACGCCAAAGGCTTTGACCAGTATTTCCGCAAGGGCAACGACGCGGGCCTTCGCGAGCTGCAGCAAAAAGCGCTGTCGGTTGGTGTCGACGCCAGTGGTGGCTACACCGTACACGCTGAAATTGAAAAAGGCATCGACCGTGTTATGGGCGACTTTGGCGCCATGCGCAGCCTGTGTACCGTCATGCCTATTATGACCGGCGAGTACAAGCGCTATGTCAGCCTGGGCGGCGGTGCGTCTGGTTGGGTTGGTGAAACGGAGGCTCGCGTAGAAACCGGCACGCCAACGCTTGCAGAGCTAGTATTTAACGCCAAAGAACTGTACGCCGAGCCGCGCACTACGCAGCAAATACTCGACGACAGCATTGAAGACATTGGCGGCTGGCTGGCCGATGAGGTTGGTGTGGAGTTTGCCGAGCAAGAGGGGGATAAATTCCTCACTGGTGACGGTGTTAAACAGCCAACCGGCTTGCTCACCTACCCCACCGTGGCGAATGCTAGCTGGTCGTGGGGCAATATCGGTGTTATTAATTCCGGTGCTGCAGGTGCATTTGTTGCCGCGCCCAATGGTGGCGACGCTCTTATCGACCTGGTTCATGCCCTTAAGCGGGGCTACCGCGCCAACGCTAACTTTTTAATGAACGACCTCACACTGGCAACAGTGCGTAAGCTCAAGGACTCAAATGGCGCTTACCTATGGCGTCCTGGTTTAGAAGCGGGTGCACCAGAGACCTTGATCGGTAAGCCTATTGAAATTGACGACTTTATGCCCGATATCGCGGCAAATAGCCTGTCGATTGCCTTCGGCGACTTCAAGCGCGCCTACCGTATTGTTGACCGCGCCGGTATTCGCGTACTGCGTGACGACATTACCACCAAGGGTTACGTCAAGTTCTACACCACCAAGCGCGTCGGCGGTGGTATTAACCACTACGAAGCCGTCAAGTTTATGCAGTTCGCGCTTTAATCGTAGTTTTTCATCACTAAAAAGCCGTCACACCTGTGGCGGCTTTTTTATTGCTGTTTTTATTCCGAGGAAAACAATGAAAGCGCCCAAAGGTTTTAAATATTCGCCCAATGGCTACACGATTATGCAAGTTGCCGAGGGTGACGAAATGTGTGAAGCGGCCATTAAGGCTGCAATTGATTTAAAGATTGTTACCAAAGCGGCTGTTACTAAGGCTGGTAAAAAGAAAAGTGGTAAGAAAACAGATGAAGAAACCGCCGCACAAAAAACCGATGATGCCGCCACGGATCAAGATCCCGAGACCGTCGAAGGCGCAGCAACAGCCGATGAAGCCACCACCGACGCCGCCGGTGACAACGCAACGGCCGACTAATGCAACACGTCCCCGCCCACACAACACGCCTCACCGCCGCAGCCTTTGCGCCGGTTAGCGGCATTGAGCTGAAAAGCCACTCCGTCATCGAGTTTGACGACGACGACGATCTGGTCGCAGCCTACCTGGCCGCCGCCACCGCGCAAGTCGAATTCGACACCGGCTGTGCCATTGTGAAACAGCAATGGCAGGCAGACTACGCCTGTTTTCCCGACATTATCCACCTGCGCAAGCCACCGCTGCTGGCTGTTGAAAGTGTTAAGTACTACGACACCGACGGCATCCAGCAAACGCTTGACGTGGCCGACTACCAAGTGTCAGCCAGCGGCATCGTGGGACGCATTGCCCCGGCCCCCGGCCTCAGCTGGCCGTCTACGCAGGCCAATCGCTTTGGCGCAGTGTCGGTGGTGTATCAGGCCGGTTATGTTGACGTGGTAAACGGTGCCGCCGCAGGCGATGCCCCTGTGCTGCTAAAGCAGGCCATTTGTGTACTGGCCGCGCACTTTTACGAAAACCGCGAAGCCACCACGCCGGGCAATATCAGCGAAACACCCATGGCCTACCAAATGCTGGTTAACAGTCACGCGGTCAGCGGCGTATGAAGGCGGGCAAGCTGCAAAGCAATGCCGAGCTGTTTAAGCCAGACACAGCGGGCGACACCTACAGCACGGCCACGGGTTACACCTACGTGGCCACCGCTCGGGTTGACCTGGCCCCGCTTAACGGCAACGAAATACACAGCGCCCACCAAACGCAAGGCAAGCTAGTCGCCCGCGTGTGGATGCGCTACCGCGCCGATATTAAAGCCAGCTGGCGGCTGGTTATCGACGGCACCACCTGGGAAATCGCATCCCCGCCGATGGATAAAAAAGGCAAAAAAACCCAGCTCGAAATGCTCGCGCACGTGGTCGACTAATGCTAGATATGCACTTCTCGCCCGCCGTCGCCAGCATGATAAAAGAGCTGGAAGCGCTAGAGGCCGGGCTGGGCATGAAGGGCCAACAACAAGCCCTTAATTTTGCCGCGTCCCCCGTAAAAAGGGCGATAAAAGCGCAAGCCCCGTTTAAAACCGGCGCACTTAAAAAATCGATAAGCCACCGTAAATTCAAAAAGGCAGAGCGCGCAGAACTCGGCATAACCGACGACCTCGCCGCCATTTACATTGGCCCGCGCAACAAAATGCAATACAAAGCCAACTGGCTAGAAAACACCGGCGCCAAGGCCCACAAAATAAAGCCCCGGCGCAAAAGTGAGCATAAATACCTGCGTTTTTACGGCACCTTTGCCAAAAGCGTTAACCACCCCGGCATGAAAGCCCGCCCGTTTATCAGCAAAGGCTGGGAGCAAACCGACGAGCTTTTTCAAACCCGGTTTTTCAATAAAATGCAAAAATTCTTAGAGAAAGCCAGTGCAAAGTCTGCTTGACCAAATAACCGCCAACGCCCCCAGCTTTAACGTCGTGGCCGAAGCCCCCAGCGGTGAATCCCTGGCAACTGTCGACG